GAACCCTCAGTGGGTCGAATGGCTAATGGGATACCCAATTGGGTGGACAGAATTAAAGGACTCGGAAACGCAATAGTTCCACAGATATCAAGACTAATTATGGAGAGGATAAAAGTTTTACTGTAGTAGTTCCTCGACAAACTCTGGCAGCCTGATTTTATTCTTAGATTTTTTCATCTCTCTCTCGTACATACGTTTAAATACGTTTTTCATACTGATACTTCTAGGACTAATCGGGCTGTTAGAGTGAGTGGCATTCCATGCCTTAGCAATCCCCTCTGCCTTATCAAATAATCCAGCATCTAAATATCTGTTAATTTTTCTAACTGTAAAAGCTTTTCTTCCCTCTAGTCTCTCTTCAGACATCCCCTCTGGCTCTATTCTTTTTATAAGTTCTCTAGGAACAGTGCCGAATAGACTAGCAACTCTTGATGGCATCCTCGCCATCATATCTGGCCCATATGTCTGAGCATCTTTTTCTAGCTTGAGAAAGAACTCTAATATATTATCAGCGCTAGATACTACTGGAGGACTAGCCATAAATGCAATAGCTTTTGCAGGGCTCTCAGTTATGTCAACTATAGATGACAACATATCTCCAAACATACCTAATGCCCCTACAGACGCTATCCCTTCAATCAACTCTTCAAAATCTTCTGGTAGTTTAGCATTAGGGTCAAATGATGGCTCTCCACTTAAAAATTCTTTAAAATATTTTTTAGCTACGGATACAGCAGTACCACCTGCGTACCCTGCCATACCCAGCCTGATTACAGATAAAACATTACCATTTTTTAAATCTTGTCTTATTATATTATCTATTAATTTAGCCTGCCTATATCCAAACCTTTTGAATTGAAAAGCCCATTGAAGTTTTGGGTTATTCATTATTAATGGGTCTTGAACCACATCTTTTTGTAGGTTCATATCCCTAGCATATCTATTTGTTCCTCTTATAATATCTTTTTCACTTAAAGGCTTTTCAGATTTTAATCCCATTCTATCTAACTTATCCTTAGCCCATTGCCTTCTAGCTTTTATAGGAGATTTATTTGCTATCTTATGTAAATCTTTCATAAGTATCCTAGCTGTAGCGGCAGCTGTGTATTGATTTATCTTATTTATTCCTTTAAAACCAGAATATGTCGCTAAGAAATCAGCAGTTTTCCCTCCTATAGAGCTTCTAGATGAAGTGCCTAATAATTCTGTTAACATACTATACTCAGTAGCACCAGATTTTCTAATAAATTCTCTAACTTTAGGGTCGGCTAACGATACTATACCTCTAATAAATCTCCAATATCCTGCATCTAATGCAGATGATATCATAAACTGAGATGCATTTGGTATAGTAGCAGTACCTAGTGCTATCTTAGTAGCAGTCTCCCAGGCCATAATAGACTCAGCTATTTTTCTACCTCTAGGACTTAGTGAGTAGGCAGGGTCTTTATTTATACTCCCCACGACATGGCTATGAACTTCATTCATCATATCAACTTCTTTATTTAGACCGGCACGTTTCACACCGTCCCTAAGAGCGTTAAATTTTTCCCCTCTAGCTCCAAATACTTCTACTTCTGCAGTTCTCTTTGCAGTCCCATATAGATATCTATGAGTTACCTTCCTAAAATCTCTTTCATAAAAATCTTTAGGCATTTTTAAAACTCTTGACCTTTCTAAATTTCCCATCACACTATATAAATCATTATAAGAACTGTTCCCTATTTCTACAAAAGTTTCTAACAAAGTGCCTTTCTTTGGGTTATAATTTCTACTTATAACCTCATTCATTTCTTTACTTAATTTAGCTCTTTCAATTATTTTATTTAAATCAGCTGCCTTATCTGGATTTTTTCTTATCCATTCTTTTGGATTTGAAAATGCATCCATTATTTTAGCCGCTCCAGTCATCCTAGAAGATACTGTTTGAACATCATTAAATAATATCTCAGCTATCTCAGGCTTTATAATTCTCGCTAAATAATTTGGAATGTAACCTGCAACAGGAGCACCTGCCGCTTTGGCGGCTTCATATGCCTTGTCATAAACTGAATTATATTCTAAAAGCTCTCCTCTTTCTTTTTTATCACTCATGTCTTCCCAGTATCTCTTCAATGCTTCTTTATACTTCCCCTTAAATCCAAGCTTAGATAATTCTCTTCTAGATGGATTATTTGCTATCCCCTCTGCAAGAGCTTGATTTAAAAGACTGGCTCCTAACTCAGACTTCCTATCTCCGTATCTCATAACTTCAGAAACATATTTTCTAGCTAATGGATGCTTAGCTAACGTCGCTGGAGACTTTAAAGACTCAAACATTTTAGCCACTGGTTTTGGGAAGTAGTTATCTATAAAATTGGGCTTAGGCATAACTGGAACTTCAATACCTTCCTTCGCTAATCTATTAGATTCTTGTACGATATCATATTCCTGTTTTAATCTATGCTTATATCCATATAGTTGGCTATCGTTGGCGTCCTCTAAAAAAGATGCTTTGCCTTCACTTCCATACTTTGATTTGAATTTATTTAAATTTTTCTGAGCTTTATAATATGCTCTATAGCCTTCAGCGTCTGATGACCGCAATACTAAGCCTTTACTGGTAGCAGTGGTAGTCTTATCTCTTGCTGATGTTAATTCCTTGAGACGCTCTTTTACATTAACACCCCAGTATCTTTCTCTTGCCGATTGTTTTGCTCCGTCACTCATCTTAAGCTTTGATTCATAATCTCTTATCTCTTTTTCATTAGAACTTCTTACTGAACCTAGGCCTATATCATCTCCAGTTCTTGTATAAATTTTATGAAAATTACTCTTAGGTATGCTCTTATAATTATTGCTATTTAAATCTTTAACTTTATATGACTTTGATGTAGCGCCAATTATATTAACTGAACCAAAAGCTTTACTACCAATTTCTTTAGATGTCCACTTCTCCCTAGAAAGCATTGCATCCATTGTCCCAGTAACTTCAGCAGTTGACATTCCTTTGGCTTCTTCTCTTGTTGGTTTATATATCTCTGTTGCTGGTTCTTTTTGGAATAGTTTCTTTATAGTAGATGGACTAGAGAATAATTTAGAGCCACCTTTAACTCCCAGTATGACTCCAGCAGTATGAAAATAATCCTGAGGTGTTGGCATTTGCCCTTCTAATGTTGGGCCAAGTGTACCCAATGCTCCAACTTCAGCAGCTATCTTAGTAATAGAACTTGCTCCTCTGGCGCCCAACGTACCTCCAATTCCTCCTGTTACAGCACCTGCAATACTTCCTTTTAATGTTTCTTCTGCAACTTCATCTATATTTATTTCACCAGTATCTATCTTCTGCCTTAATGCATTACCCATACCAGAGTAAGCTCCAAAAACACCAGCGCTAGAACCAACCTGCCTAGCAATAGCTCCCCTAACTGCCTTAGTAGCTTTAGCAGATGAAACTCCAGCACCAACAAATGATTTTAAAGTAGCCTTTCCAATAGCTCCTCCTACTCTACCTGCTGGCCCGAGGAATGCCCAATCTGTAGGTATCAATAACTGTATTGCTGAGGCGGCAATATCTTCTAGGACGCCTGGCTCCCAATCATCCATCTCTTTAAATCTTTTTCTACCAGATAAAAGCTCATCTGCTTGCCCAGTTAAAGATCTGCGATAACCTTCTTTAACTATATTAGGTAGATAGTCTATATATGAATTACTAATTTCCCTATCATAGTCTTCTACCTGCGATTTTAAATGGGGATTAGCCCTCATTATATTATAAAATAGTCTATCATCTCCCATTTGAACATCGGGATTACTAGCTCTAAATTGATTTAGGAGTGTTTGTTTTGTATATGCAGCCATTAATTGTATAACTTATATATTAAAAAATATTAATTTGCCCTTAGTGAATCTAATAAGCCTTCAAATTCAAGCTCCTTGACTATATTATCCACATTTAAGTTAAGTTCTTTTTCATAATCAAAATCAAATTGAGCTCCTTTCATAAAATTGTCCCAAGAATTTAAAGCAGATTTAGATGCTGTTAATCTTTGAGCTCTATTTATTAACTCATCTATAACCTTTGGACTTACAGACATTTCTCCCTTTGAAATCTTAGGAGCATTAACTATATCCGATTTAATTTTTCTTAACTCTTTTATTAATTTGGAGGATTCATTTTTCACACTCATCATAGACTTAGCAGCTAAAGCAGGCGATTGATTTTTAGCATCTGTAATTTTTGCATACTGTGCATATAAATCTTTTTCTAGGTTGTTAGTTTGCCACGCTATCCACCTTGGGTTAACAAATTTAGCTGGAGCATTTTTCATATTTTCTGGCATATCTGAACCGCCCTTTTTAAATGGGCCTCTTTCAATCATCCAAAGATTTTTATTGCTAGCATAATCAACTAACTTCTTTTTGTATATATGTTTTGCTGGCGCATCTTCTCCAACTTTCCATGCTGACCTAGTATAATATTCGCCACCTCTAGCAACTGCATCTTTCATAGCCTGGTCATAAGCATCATCCCAACTCATTCCACCTTCAACATATTTATCTATATCTGGATTTCTATTGAAATTAAAAAACTCAATAGCCCTATGAGGCAATGTACTCATAACTTCCATACCTCTTTTTAGTGCCATCTTAGGAGCTCGGGCTTCATGTATGGCCTTAATCCCTCCTGTAAATTTTTCAGTAGCATATTCTAATCCAGCCGTCATAACATCATCAGCTTTGTCTAATGCTAAGTATGTCATATCTTTGACAATGGGCTCAACTTTATTATATGAATCAATAGCAAATTGCTTAACTTTATCTTTTTGCTCTGGAGATGATTTCGCATAAGCCATTACACTAGTTATTGGATTTACTGCAGCGGCTATAGTTCCAATCTTTCCTAATCCAGAAGATATATTAGGATGATTAGAGGTAAAGTCGCTATATGTTTCTTGAGCGATATCTGGTAACTCTTTAAAGCCCTCAATCGCAGCTTCAGCAAGCGCAGGGACTCCCTCTTTAATGCCTTTCCACCCCTCTGCGATTTCCTCTCCTAATATTCCGATTCCCTTATCTAGCTCTTCAGTTAAGTCAGTATCTTCTCTTGCTAAAAACCTAGTAATTGTGCCCAGGGGAGAGTCTTGTCTATTTAAATACCTTCCTATTGTACCTACTCCAGATTCAGATATAGCTTCACCAATACCTTCAACCTTATCTGAAATAAAATCTCCTATCCCTTCTAAATACCCCTCATCTTTTTCTTCATCTTTTTTATAAAAATTATTTATTTCTTCAGTCAATCCCTCAGGGTCTTCTGCTCTTCTTGTTACTATCTCAGATGGAGAGATACCAGAGTCCCTAGCATATTTAGAATCTACATCTATATCCATACTAAAATTAGTACCACTACCTTGTTGAGTACCTAATAAACCAAGGGCAGCTTCCCATTTTTCACGCGCTTCCTCGTATTTAGCGGAACCTGGGACACTCCTTACTAAAGTAGGCATAACATCCAAAGCTAAAGCGTCGAAAACTGCTGTGGTTGTTTGTTTTTTTAAAAAATCTGGGTTATATTCAGGATACAGTTGCTTAAAAGTATGCTCAGTCATATTCTTAGCCCATCCAGTAGGGTCTTTAAAATATTGCATTGTCCAAGAATCCAATTTAATTTCATCTTCTTTACTTAAATTTTCATCAGGTAGCCCATCTAAAAAAGTATTTCTAAGATTCTCCCTAACATTATTTCTATCTTGGACTCTTCTCTTATGTATCTCTCTCTGTGAATCATAATATTCAGTAAGCCTAGGGTTATCTGTAGCAGGTACTGATCTAAGCAATGTATCAAAAACAGCATTATCTGCAGCAGAACCAGTTAATTCACTAGTAGCGCTTTCAAAATTGCTTTTTGCATCAAGAAAATCATCTCTATCTTTTTTATATTGAAAATCCCTATCTCTCTGAGCAAATACTCTATCTTGTTGAGCCATTCTAGCAGCATCAGTAGCCATTTCTTGCTCTCTTTTTTGTTGCAAGTTATAAGCATTAGTAAGACTATCAACTACATCAGCTAAATCAGCTGAGGTTGTCTGATATGATTGCAGAGCCCAACCCGGTAAAGACACACCAGACATAGGGTTAAATGTTTTTGTATTTATCTTAGCCATATTAATTCCTTTGTTTTATTAAGGGCCTGAAACGTCTCCACCGCCTCTGCCACCGCTACTTAGACCACTGCTGTATGTCTCCATATCCTGAACTATTTCCCATTGACTGCCATTCCAGCTATATGTTTGACCATCTGGGCCTTTATCAGTTTCTCCTCTGCTAGTGCCTCCGTGTCCCGGTGAGCCCGGTGGCCCCCAGAGACCAGACTCTGCTACTCCAGGGCCTTCTCCGTATAAAGCTATATTGCCTCCTGTAATATCTGAATATGATGTAACATCTTCTTTTTTCCCTAGGTCTCCTTGTATATTTGAAAAGAAACTAAAAGCCTTATCTTTTAGTGACTCCATTTGAGTAATGTTAGCTTTCTCAGCTCCCATCATAGCTCCGTATACATCATCAAACATCCCCTGTTGTGCAGTAGCATATCCTATAAGACCTCTGCCACCTCCACCAGCTCCTCCAAATCCAGACGCTCCAGCCACAGTATCAGCAGATGGTATACCCATATAAGCTTGTTGTCCACTAGAGATTGCGCTTGCTATATCTTGTCTACCTTGTTGCTTAGTTATATCTAAAAGAGCAGTGCTAAACTCTGGAATAACATCCTCGAATGCACTCCAGTCATACTGACTCATATCAATTCCAGGTAGCAAATCTTGAAGAGTCATAGACCCAGCATTTTCTGATGTTGTTATATTATAGTCAGGCATTATTATTTTCTCCTTCCATACGCAACAAAATCTTCAGGATTAAGAAAATTCTGCATATCAATTGGATTGTCAAATTGTCCATAATAATTACCTAAAGAATTTTGCACCCTAAGATTAGTTCCCACATTAGTTAAATCACCAGTAGCATTATATTTATCTATTCGATTGTGCAAATCTTCTAAAAGTTTCTCGTATCCTATAGGCTTATCTGGTATTCCAGGTAATTTTAATTCACCGCCAGAAGGAATAGATTCTTGATTAAAAGGTATTCCTAATAAACCAGATTCAGAAGTCGCTCCAAATTGACCACCTGATTGTATCATTGCCTCATTATACTCTGGACTACCAATTGCGTATCCACGACCTGGGCTGGCTGGGTCTGTAATGCTACCGTAGGTAGTATCTGCTTGTGGCTCTATACCCAGATTTTCTTGACCTCCAACAACTCCCTCATCTATAGGTAAATATCCAGTAGCGCCAGTATCAGAAGTCCAAGCACGTTTTGGAAACATTTCACTTAAATCAGCATCTGAATATTTTAAAGCTTCTAAGCTAGTTAGTCCTTCACGCTTTGCTGACCAGTCTTTTAATGAATCCATACTAAGTAACTGCTTCCTAGCATCCTTACCGCTTTCAGTAAATGCACTCAAATAGTCTTGAGCTGTTAACTCCCCTTGAGTTTCACGCATACCTTTAAGTCTTTCTTTTACACCTGCTGCTGTAGCTCCTCTTAAATCTCCTATAAGAGAAGAACCAACTGCTTTTAATCCAGATTTATAAGCATCTTTTTTCATTAAATTACTAAGAGCTTCAAGCTGTAAATCTTTTTGAGCCTCCATTGATGCGGTAGCTCCCCTATCAAACCTTATTCCTTTAGCACCAGAAACCGTTTCGCCTAAATATTTCTTCATTAAATCTTCTGATTCACCAACATTAACACTTCCAGCTCCCATCTCTGCTCCCTTAGCTCCTCCGTAAGCAGTAAGCAATCCTTTAGCTCCAGCTTTTAATACAGGAACTCCTTTCGCAGCTTTATATAAAGAGCCTAACCCTGGCGCAAACACATTTAACAATGCTGTCGTTCCCCAGTCAGCTAGCACTGGCGCGGCAAGTTGTCCTAACCATTTTCCCCATGCTCCTTTCTCACCTTTCTTGGTCATCTTCTGCCCAACCTCAGCTTGAGCTGCGGCTAAGGCTTTTTGAACGTCCATACGTTCTTGATTTATTTTAAGCATGGCAGCTCTTGGGTCTAGTGCCATAATAATCTCCTTTAAGTTATATTAAACAACCATATTGAAGTATAGTTGCTATCGTTTAATGCATTAGTAGGGTCAATTGACAAGGCAATAACATCACCCTTATTAAATGTAGATGTAGCTGTAAACTCAAACTCGTAACTAGTATCAGCTGCCGCCATATTAACAGTAACAGTCTCGGTAGCAGTGCCACTTGGGTCGGTAGTAGTATCAGTTGCCTTATGAAATCCCATAACAGAGCTACCTCCAGCAGTTTCAGTTCTAGCTAACACCTTTAAAAGTATGCCATCGTATGGAGCTATAAGCTTTTGATGAACAGCGATAGTTGTACCTGTGGTAGCCCTTCCCCAGCCTAAATAATGCTTACCAGTTTCAGTTGATGAGTAATTATGATTAAACCAATAAACTTGATTACCATATATATCACCTGACGCATTAATATTCCCAGACACATTTAAATCTTTATCTACTTGTTGGTTGCCATCTGAACTTAAATATGTTTTCCATAGCTTACCACCTTGCTTTATTATTAAAGATAAAGATTCTCCAAATTTTTTACTTATACTTATTTGTCCATCTATCATTCTACTATTAGATGCATTAATATTATTTGATATTAAATCTTGTTTTAAATTTAAAATTTTTCTTAAATTTCTATCCATCAGATACAATCTTTCCTCTGATGGGTCTCCACTCTACTGTAATGTCATTTATTTCTGTGTATGAACTAGTGCTAGGCTTATATCTAAACTGAATACTTTGACAAGATACAATTGAAGGCAACGATAATTTTTTTGTTTTCCACTCAACCTTAAATATCTGATTTGTTGAACTTAAACTATATGGCCCAGTACCAAATATGCCTCTCTCAACTGTTAATGTACTACCAGATATATGCTTAACAATCATATACTCACCAGTTGTTAGAATTAAATCTCCAATGCTAAATGCGCCAACATAGTCCACTGCAAAAGAATTTGCGGTATAGTCAGCAGATACAGCGCTTCCATCAATTGTATTATCAGTGCTCCCATCAGCCTGCTTTACGACAGTACTTGTGTCTGTTATATATGAACTTATATCAGTCCATTTATTCTTGCCATTAGTAGAATACTGAAAATTAACAGCACTATTAGAATTAAGTGCTTGTCTATACGTTACCGATATTGAATAGACTTTCTTTGTAATGCCGGGCATACCAAAATCTAAATCTTTTGTTACAAACTCTTGATTTGCATGATGAATCCCGGGAGATATATATTTTTGTATCTCTATTGCATCATCATCTGAATCATCTACCTCCCTAGCTACAATTAAATTGTTATTCCAATCCTGGGAAAAGTTTGAATAATACCTACTATCTGCAAACATAGCATCATTAACAGTCCACGCCTGTGAATTAAAATTAAATAAAAAAGCAATATTACTTTGAACTGTTGAGTCATTGGGTGAGCGCATAATTATTAAAGTATTATTAATAGAATCATACCCAACCATAACATCTTTAACATTACTACTACCAGTTACAAAATCATTCCAAGGCATCAGGTGATTAGTACTAGTTACTCCAACCTTACCATCTAATAAATTAGAAACACCCTCACCATTATATAAAAAACAACCTTTTTCGTTAGCCCATGCTACACCAAATTCTGTTTTACATACACTAAACTTATGAGAAATACCTACGTGAGGCATTGAACTTTCCAGAAACCACGAAGCTGGATTTGGACTGCTAATATTTATTATATGAAGCTTACTAGGTTTAAATGCTAACAACCTATCAGCATACTCCTCTAATGCTACATATTCTCCGTAGTCTCCCTTTGATACATCTATAAAATTAGATTCTAAAAATGTATCAAATTTATTTATCTCAGAATACATTATCCTATCTCCATAATGTATAATCTCATTATTTGCATTTTTAATTCTAACATTAGCTATAAAAGTTCTTCTATTAGCCACAATAGAAGCTTTATATAGCTCACCTTGCGAACCAATAGATATAAATTTTTCTTCTGAGCTAAATCCATTAAGAGAAGAATAGGTATCTATGTTTGGCCCTTCTGAATATAGGCTAGATACATAGAACCCATCAGCATTGGTAGTGTTAAAGCTCCAAGATGTATATTTATCCAACATAGAAAGCCTGACTCCATCTACTATATCTATTTCAGCAAATAAAGTAAGAGGCTCTTTAGAATCTTTTTCTCTTATATAAAATCTTCCTCCACTAATTCTCCCATTGTAAGCAACGTCAGCATATACTGAAACTTTTAATCTTTTATTTCCAGCGGTATTATCTAAGGAAGCTTTCGCAACCGAAGCTGCTCCATCACCTACAGCAACTGGCAAAGACTCTTGACTCCCATCATATATAAATGTTTGATAAAATTCCCAGCTATTAGATGGCCAAAGACCAGCGGTAGAATCTTCTGTAACTGCTATATTAAAAGCTGCACCTCTCACTACAATTGGAGTAAGGTTGTCTGCGTAGGTATTAGCAGTTGTTCCACCATAACTTCTTTTAAATACTACAGAATTAAAATTAAAAGCAGGTCTATTAACTAGTAAAAATTCTTGAGGCAGTACAGTTAAATCATTAGTCCCTATTGAAACAACATCTCCAGGATTTAATTGGTCATTAGCATTAGTTCCTCCGCTATCCTCAAATCCTATATTTGTTTCAGATGTTGAGACAGTAACACTTGGGCTATCAACTTGTAAATCAGATGTGCCATTCCTTAATATGTATTTATTACCTCTTACAATATTGGTATTTTCTACATGGTAATTAGCTGCTACAGTAGAAGTATGATTAGAGGTAAGTATTCCAAATGAAACTCCAGCAGAGTTAGCTGGTGGTCTTAAACTATTTGGATGTTCTTGCCATTCATTAAAAGACAATCCCTCGTCTAAGCCAAATTGATTTCTTTGTATATACCCATACCATTTATTAATAGATGGATTCTGCTCATTTGTATTACAAACTCTTAAACCTTCATCAACAAAATGGAATATATATTTATTATCACTTCCTGATATCGTTGGATTAATAGCTCTCTGAGTCCACCCATCATTCTCGTTGGCTGGAGTAGAAACTGAACTATAAGACCATACGTCTACTCCTCCAGCAGGGTTATCCAATGCTTTTAATGAAAAATTATCAAGATAAGCATTCATCTCTGTAGATACAGCAAAATCAATTATAATTTTTGAATGAACTGCAGTGCCCTGGTATACAAAATCAAAACTATCTGTTCTCGCAGAAGTATTTGCTGTATATGTATTCTTGTCAGATTGTAAAGCGTGAGAATCATCGCAAAAACCAACTGTCATTGTTCCTTTAGAGTAATCCTCGATTTCTACTGAATAACTTAGTCTATATGTCCTACCAATTGACATAGCTTCACCGCTTCCACCATCATTATCTTCCCAGTTAGCGCCATCCAGAAGAGCCCACTGCCTATTAGCACCATCATCATCTGGCCCAAGCTCTAAATATGGGTCAGTAAAATAAGTACCTTCAGTAGCTCCATTAGTACTGGCATTGTTATAGTTATCTATAGCGTTGGAACCAGATCCATTAACCCAATCAATTCCAGTTGTAGAAGCAAATGTTCTGTTATTCACTTCACTTATTTGCTCTCCATCAACTTCGTCAGCCCTACCGAATGCTACAAGCTTATCACCAGAACCTCTTTGAATATCTATATTGACAGCTACATCACTAGTGGCTTCTGTCGTTAAACCTCTACCTCTTAACACATAGTGTATATCTTTTCCAGCGCCATTCACCGTCTCATCGCCAACAACCCTATCTAAAACAGTATACACTCCATCATTGCTATCTGAGCCACTAATCCTTATAGTGTCTCCTGTAATTATTTTATTAGATGTATAAGTTGCATGGTCTTCTCCACCAACTAATGTCATATATTGTTGATTCGGAGTCGCCATTATCCGCTCTCAGTATTTTCTACATAACTTGCTGGGTCAGAAAATCCAGAACTTGAACGAGTACTAGGCTGAGTAAATTTTATTTCTCCATCAGTAGCTGCACTACTATCAACGGTTTGATGAGTAACTGAATAAGTATAGCTGTTCTCATGGTCTGATTCAAAGTAAAATAAATTATAACCTCCAGAACCACTTAACCTAGCTTTATTTAAATCAGAGCCACCTCTTTTAGATATATAGATACTATTAGGTAACATACCTCCACCAATGCTTGAAGCGCTATGAGCATACATCGAGCCACCACTCTTTATAATCCCAGGACTATCAACGGACATATTCCTAATAAGAACAGCTTGCTCTTCAGGTAAATCTCTTGGGCTCCTTTCATTATTCATACCACTGGTAAATCCTCTTATTGTATAATACTGTTTAGGCATTAAACCTCCAATGCTCTTCTATACCAACCATACCAGAACTTTTCCATAGATACATTCTTGTAAACTATATGTCCAAATTTTAAAACCCTATAAGACCTTAGTCTATCTGGTTCTAAATTCTTACAAGCTGCTATAGTCTTCTTACCTACTCTGCCGTCAACCTCAATCTTGTTCTTATTCTTACCATTGCAAGCTCTTTGTAAAACCCTGCCAGCTCCACGCATTCCAAAGTTAACACACATATCAAAATATATATGTCTTAAATTCTCTGGTATGCTTTCAGCTTTTGAAGGAATCCAGTAATTATCCTTATATATCTTCTTGGCATCTTCCTTTGTTAATGATTTTATATCAACTCTTGGAAAAGCTCTTTTAGATATCCCGTATTTTGTTTCACCACCAGGGTCTTTAGGGTCGTTTACGTATCCACCTTCTTTTTCGATGACATCATTTATTATGTCTTCAAATTTCATTAGAACTTCCAGAAAAGTTTTACGATTGCAGATACAACATCCATGCATTCTTTTGCAATTTCTTGCTTTTCTTTTGCACTCATCTTACCATCTTTCATCGCTTCATTGTACTTCTGTGCGACCTCTTTTAATTCCTTTAAAGCAGGTCTATACTTTGTAGCAACTAATGTAGCTACACCACCTAGCATAATAGCGATTAGGTAAGCTGCGTTACCCCAAGTTAACCATTCCATTTACGACTCCTTTATTTTTTTAGTTTTAATATATAAATAATAAATATTCATTATAAACATTATTGACATTAATATAGCTGGTATCACATCTAGCCAATACAATACCCCTGAACTAGCACTAATTGAACTTACTTTTAAACTATCCATTATCTTTCTTTATATATAATCTGTATATCGCTACCCATAAAAGTACCGCACATACTGAATTGAATATTACCGGAGACGCTTGTCTTAGTGGCATCAGGATAAATATCGCTACTAACCACGAGATAATTATTGCTCCCCATTTGTCTTTTAACATTAGCGCTTTCCATTTACCCTGCTTAAACTTCCTTTAATCTCAGATACTTGATTATCTAAATCATTAATTTCTTTTGTGAGGCTATCAAATTTTCTATCTAGCTTGTCATCACTTTGATTCCACCTATTAATTAATTTAATTATCATACCTTCCATATTTTCAAGAGTTTCACTTTGACCCTTGTTTTCTATTTTTAAATTTTGCAATGCTTCTGCTTGCTCATTTCCTCTTTTGTTCATAGAGTAAACCATAAAACAAAACATGGCTCCCACTACGCCTATCATTCCAGCCTCTGAATAAACTGCTAAAAAATCCATTATTCTTCCTCATCTTTACAATCGTTACATACTCCATTCAGGGCTTGCTGAATAGGTTTATCACATTCTATACAATGAAAAGGCATCGGCATTATATTTTACCTACCAATTTCATAAAATTAACATAAGCCTTTAAGTCTTTCATTATTTTCGTTTCTTTCTTTTTTTCCCCCAACTTAGAGGATTTAAATTTAATTCTTTTTGATACCATTCTAATTGTTCCTGCATATGTGCAATTTTAACTTCTTCTTCAGCTATGTGCTTACTGACAAGTTCATTAATGTTGGTATCAGCAAGTTCCACTCTTCGCTCAAGTTCTCTAATTCTGTTCTCAACTTGTAAGTACGAATACACAAGTCCAGCGACAAGGACAAGCACCTGCCCGGCCCATTTAAGATTAATAGAGACAACAGTATTGTCTCCCACCACCGTAGCTCTATAGCTCCTTGCCGTTTTAGGTTTTCCACTACCATCAGTCATCTATTTCATCTTTCTTAGGCAACATTACAGAGTGTTCATATCTATATTTAGGGTCACCAAAGAAATCAGAGAATGTTACTGGTACATTTTCCTGAACAGGTCTACCAACTTCAGGCAATTCAATCGGAATATTAGCATTGCCACCACTAGAACCACCAGACATAGGGACTCCTTGGTTGCTGAACATCCTGTCATGCCCTACTTCACCTTGCTTAACAGATCTATCTTCTAACATAAAATCAGGTAGCTGACCATAACCCATATCATTTTCAAATTCTCTTAACAACTCTATTTGTTGCATCACTTGCAATAAATTTTCTATACCCATAATTATACCTAAGGCTTATAATACTTAAAAAAATCTTCTACATTCTCAGTATCTACAACTATAAAAATTGGAGACACAATGTCATTCCCAGTTCCAGAACCTCCAACAATTGCAAATTCATACCCACCTTCTTGATAAGGACTACTTAAAGTATCATTATCAAATAAGTGTAAAAAAGATGTGTCACTCCAAACCGGAACAAATACAGCTTCCTCTAACTCTTCAGCCTCAATTCTTCTATTATTGTTAACGTCTACAACATCTCCAACACTACTAGTCCTATGGCTTTGACTTGGGAATCTGCCCATACCATAAAATTCTACCTGCTGATTATACCACATCTCTGCAGACCTAACTATTTTATCTAGGTTTCTCTTTGTCTGTTTTGCTTTAGCGCCTTCACCGATACGACTAAAAGCAGGAGCGGCAGTAGAAGCCAAAGTAGCCATGAGAGCCAGGGTAACAGCAAATTCAGCAAGAGAATTTCCTCTATTAGAACCCATGCTAACCTCTGTATACTATAGCAGTATCGTTAGCACCTATTGTAACTGCAGACCACCTACCATATATTGTACATCCCTCTGGAACCTCAACATTTGAAAGAGTGTCGCCTAAATCAGTATCTACTGAAGTAGCTGATACTGTCCCACTTGCCGTGTTATCTGCAATTACTTCAGTACCCACAAGTACTGTTATTGCTACATATGTATGAGCATTAACTGTAGCATTACTAACTATATCCCAACCTGCTTGACCAAGCTGAACATTTAATGCTTCACTTTCTGTATATTTACGTATTGACATATTATTTCCTAATTTATTTCTGTGGCAACACCATTAACTAATTTATGTTTGCCAACTTTAATTGGCCCAATTGTATTTGAATGATGTTTTTTACATTCATCATCATAACTGGACTGAGCGGTAATAAAAGAATCAGTCCTTTTAACTACCGCTCCGTCACTTGTAACTATATAACTCTTGTTCTGCGCATCAAAAGAAACTGTCTCATCATCACTAAATTTATATGAAACATTCTCTTTAGTTCTAGGCTTAAATATATAAACCTTATTACCTTTTGCACATTTACGAACAAGCATTATGCCTCCGCTTCAGCCTCTTCTTCAGCAGGTTCAGCTTCGAGAGAATCC